AAGGATATCATTAGAATCTTATAAGGAAGGAGGTGCAGATATGACGTATGAAGAATTTCTTGCAATGCTCACAGCAGAAGCAATAAAGAAAGAACGTCCGGACCTTGTAGAAGAGATGACAAAAGAAAGTGCAGAGGCTCTTAAAAAGGCGCAGGACGAGAACAAAATTTTGAAGGAAACACAGGAAAGCGAGAAACTTAAAACCCATAAGGCTGGACTTATGACAGCAATGGATAAGGTAATCGCTGAAGCCAAACTGTCTGAAAAAGCGGCGGCCAGAATCAAAGAAATGACGGAAAAGATGGAGGTCAAAATGGATACGACTTCTGAATCGCTGAAAGAAAAAGTAGTCAAGGCGATAACAGATGAGAAGACGTATCTTGAATCTATTGCCGGCCCAAAAGTGTTTGCTAATGGCGGGTCGGAGGACGGAAAGACGCCGGGCGAATCAATAACAGAATCGCTTGAAGGAATTTTTGAAGAACCCAAAAAGAAGTAAGTAAAATAAAAATAATTCTTGAAGAAAGGAGAGTGAAGATATGAAGAATTTTAAATCAGGACCTGGTCAGGTAGGTGAAAGGTTAGTCGTAAGGTCGGGTGTAGTTTCCGGCGACCCAGAGCAGGTAGGGGACCTCAATGGGGTAGCGTTTGAAGACAGAGATACTGATACATATGCCGTGCTGGATATAGCACAGGGTAATATATACAGGATGTATGTCCGAAACGTTACTGCGTATAACGGCGGGGAAGAACAGACTTACGCCGCGATAACGGTAGGAAAGAAAGTGTATTTTGACGTTTCTTCTACTATGCCTGCGGGTGTTAAATTGTCGACTTCGGCTGAAGATAAAGATGAAGCAGCTACAAAGTTGTGGGGTATAGCAATGGAAGCAGATGCAACAGCAACGGAAAATACAGCATACATTGATGTTATGCTGATTAATCCGGCTGTATAAAAACTAAAATGAAAGGAGGTATAAGCGAATGAAAGAAACTTTTGAAAGTAACGATACTGAATTGTTACGCGCTCTTCCAATGCAAGAACTGGATAGCGCAACTGATGCTAAGTTTACAGAAGGATATGTTTCTGTAAGACAGATGTTGGCGCAGTCGGCAGTTCAGGAAGCAATAGCCCCTAAACTTAAAAAGTTTAAGGAAGAAATAAAAGAGTCCGGCTCGTTAGGAGAAGGTAAATTCATTACGCCAGTCAAGGAAGCCATGACCGGCTCAGACCTTGCGGCTAATCTCCAGATAATGCAGTTTTATCTGGATAAAACCTTCCCTTACGCCTTTGATAAACCTGACCGTAACATAATGCAGGTTTCAAAGGAAAAGACTTTACCGAATTTTAAGTCCGCACGCATTTACAGGACTTACGAAACGGAAGATTTACTGGAAGTAAAACCAGGTGCGACATATAAAGGCACCTATTTCGCCGACACATATGCAGACGTTGCGGTAAAGAAATATGGCCGCAGATTCCCAATAGTCTGGGAAGCAATGCAGAATGATGTCATCGGAGAATTTTCTGACTTACAGGACAAGTTGACGCGGTCGGCAAAGCGTACGATGTTCAAACTTTTGACCAATTTATTTGCGGCCAATGGAACATTTTTCGCAGGTGGAAATGGAAACCTTGCCTCCGGGGCACTTGCCACTGAGACACTTAAATCAGCTATCACATTAATGGAGAAGCAGGATGATGACAACGGCAATCCAATTAATGTTGAAGCAAAATATTTAATGGTTCCAGTAGCGCTGAAATGGATGGCGCTCGGATTAACAAATCCTATGCTCAGGCAGCAGTTGTCTGTTTCTGGACTTGACAACGTTGCTCCTGTGTTTGAATTGCAGCCAATATTTAATCCGTTCTTGGATGCAATAAGCACAACGGGCTGGTATTTGTTTGCTGACCCGAACGCGCTGGAAGCGTTAATGCATCTCGCCCTTGATGGACATCCTGGCATTGAACTATTAGTTAAAGTTCAGGACCAGCAGATGATTTCGGGCGGATTAAGCAACGACCTCGGTAGTTTCTTAAATGACTCACTTGATTTAAAGGTCAGGTTGTTTTATAATAACGTGACCAGATATACACAGGCCGCGGTTTATTCGCCCGGCACGTAAGAATTAAGTGTGCGCATTGCACCGGTTTCTCCCAACCCTTCCGTCCCTGACCGGGCGGAAGGGTCCCGCTATCATAAAAAAGGAGCTATAAAATGTTAGCAGCAGCCACTATTAATTATATAAGGTCAATAATAGGAGATACAGACACATCAAATTTAATATTTACAGATATACAAATCGATGCTGTCTATACCAAATTTCCTAATGATAATCTAACAATAGCAAAATTGTTACGCGCTCTTGCTGCACGTGCAGCACAGCAGAAGAGTACATCAATAGGTAAAATATCAGAAAGTACTGACCCACAATCGTTACTCGACCAAGCAATAGAGTATGAAGCATTAGCCGCGGCTGAAGGATTCGATACTACCGGCGGCACTATAGCATATGATGAAGTGATAGATATAGCGCATTCAGAATTCTCAATGGAGGAAATACTGGTTAATAAGATACTAAATAATGGGTTCATTGTATGAATAAAGCCTTCTTGAAATTCCTAAAGCAGACGGCTACCGTATATAGAAAAACATTGAGTGCAAAAGATGCTTCTGGAGAAATAGGAGTTACGTTTGTTCTGTTATCAGAAAATATAAAATGTCTGGTAACTCAAATATCGGGTTTTCAGATTGTAAAATACCAAGGATTAGGCGTTCAAGCACAGTATGAAGGTTTTTTTAGATATGAAGCAGATATTAGTTTAGGTGATAAAATAATAGTAGAAGGTATAACTTATTATGTAACTTTTCAAGATACTAATGTCAGTGCAACTTGGAAATATCATAAAATATGCGCACTCAAACTTGAGGTAAACGAAAATGCCATTTAGAATTGAGATATCAGGTATAGATAAGTGCAAAGAAAACTTTCATAAATTAGCAACTGTCATACCTGATACAGTTGCTATGAAAGGTATGATAGCCAGTGAACCAATTTTAAAAGGTAAGGCACAAAGTTATGCGGCGGGAAAGCCCATCGATGAATATCAGTCGGAAGCATTTGAAAAAGAAGGAACTACATATTTGGGAACAGAATCACTACATAGACGGTCAGGAGATTTGGCATTAAGGGGGATAGGTAGTGCAATAGGTGAAGAAAATGGGAACGTAGGTGTAGCGGTAGGAACAAGTATTTTGTATGGAAGAATACACGAGTTCGGTGGAATAATAAAACCGGTCAGAGCGCCGGCACTCGTGTTTAAAATTGGTGATAGATTAATAAGAACACAAAAAGTTACGATGCCGTCAAGACCATTTTTATTGCCGGCATTACTTGCTTGTAAAACAATGATAGAAAAAATATTTACAGCAGAGTTTTGGAAGGAAGTAAAAGATGGCACCAAATAATTTAAAATGCTGGGTTACTTTAGATGGAACAAATAATCCACAGTTTAATTTACGGTGGGATTATTTGACTGGAGTAACGCAATTTGATGTTTATAGAAAATTAGAAGGTGTGGATGTTTACACCAAATTAATTACAGTTACGGGATTAAATTATACAGATACTTCTGTTATAGATAATATTGCATATTATTACGTAACAGAAAAAGATGAAACGGATGCGAGTAATATAGTATTTGGATTTCATTTTTTCAACTATAATTATTCAAAAGATTTAAAAACAATAATTTTAACTAAACTTAAAACTATAGATGAAGTAGTTGATACCGTAGGTGATAAAATATATTCGTCATTTCAACAGCAAGATATTGTATACCCTTGTATAGCGTTTGGAATAAATGAGTATTCAATACCTACGGGAAATAAAAAATTACGAGATATAATTGTTACTGTAAGAATACTTTCACGAGAAAAAAGTGAATTTGATAAGTTAAAGTTTGCAATAATGGGCATATCGGGATTTTCGTATCAAAGTAAAGAAGTGAAATTGCATAAATTAATTGAGATGGGAGGTAAGGGAGAAGAGTTAGACCCATCTGATAATTTGACTTGGTTTATGGAAATTTCTTTTAAAGGAAAAATTGAGATAATAAATTTAATCTGAAAAAGGAGGTGAAAAGAATGGCAAGTATTTATTTAATGAACGGAACAGCAAAAGCAAGAATTTTGGTTGATGCAGTTCTTACTGACCAGGAGATTTTAGTTGACATTGACTCTATGGTGTCAATTACGAATAAGCAGGAACAAAAAGTATTTAAAGGTGCATCACCTACACCGAAGGAAGTGCATACTATCGGGATGGAAGAAAGAATTAAGATACAGAAATGTCCTTTCAATAAAAACCAGTTGTCAGTTCTTTGTGGTTTTACAAAGGACGAAAGTGATGTTCTTCCTTCAGATGATGCTACAGAAGCAACTACTTATACATTGACTAATGCACCTACACAACGGGCAGTAGTTGACCTTTTGATAGAAGGAACGGATGACCTTACGGGAAAAGCAATTGAAATACACGCACCTAAAGCAGTGCTCATAAATGACTTTGATTTTTCGATGAGTGTCAATGATTACTCAATGCAGGAACTGGAATTTTTAGTCCTGCGTGGAGACCAGGCGGCTACTGATACACACGTTCAGATTGCAGTAGAGAATTAAAAATATGGGAGGAACCGGTCAATGCGCATAAATATAGATGCTATTCTTAATATTGAAGATGAAGTAGTAATAGGCGGTAAGACATTTAAAATACGGGAGTTTACGTTAAAAGAAAGATTGCAGTTCAGTAAAATTCTTATGGACCAAGCAGACATCGTTACTAAACAGATTAAGAATCCTAAAAAATTATTAAATAGTTTTATGGAAAAGGATGTTTCTGATTACGCATTATTGAAATACGTATTTGATGTATGTCAAAATAAAGACCCAGAATTTACAGAAAAAGATTTTGACAAACTCACTCCTACTCAAATAAAAACGATAACGAACTTGGTGTTTAAGAAAAACGATTTTTTTCAACCAAGAAAAAAGGAGGAGGAGAGTTAACGTGGGAAGAGTTCTTTGCCTACTGGGAAATAGTGTGGGGTAAATCGATTGAGCAAGTGAGCAATATGACTTCTACCCAGATGGATGTATTAATAAAGGGCAAAGCAATGCTTGAATTCCGCGCCAAAAATAAAGATACAAAGGTGATTAAATAATGATAGCTATCGGGGAAATGTTTATAAGGCTTCTTACAGATAACGGTGAGTTTAAAACCGGGATGGTAGATTCCGAAAAAGTTTTGGATAAATTTGCTAAAACCACAAATAATACTAAACAAGTATTTATGGCTTTGGCTAAAACCGCTATAGCCACCGCAACTGTTTTAGGAACAGCAATGGGGTTCGCTGTAAAAGAAGCGATGCAATCTGAGCAAGCCAATATGCGCCTTTTTAACGCCATGCGAAATGTAGGTATGGCTACAAAAGAAAATTTTGATGCGTTAGATGGCCTTGCGCAGAAATATATGAAAGTTTCTGGCGTATCAGACGAGACTATAAAAGATTCTATGGTTCAACTTCTTAATTTAACCCGTGATTATAATGTCGCTCAAAAATATACAAAAACAGCGATGGATGTTTCCGCCGCTACAGGGAAAGACTTAACTTCTGTTACGCGTGCATTGGGTATGGCTTACGGAGGAAATACTGGAATGCTTAAACGAATGGGTATTGTAATACCTGAAAACATAAAAGGTATGGAAGCATTAGATTTAGTAACAAAAAGATATGCAGGGTCTATGGAGGCTATGGCTAATACTACAGAAGGTAGATTTAAAAGGCTTAGAACCGGAGTTACAGAATTTGCTGAACGTATAGGAACTGATTTAATGCCTACAGTGCAAGATTTAATTGCTGGAGGACAGGAAGCCTTGGTTTGGTGGGAACAATTTTTAAATCCCGATATGGTGGCAAGAATAGTGGTTAGCGCAAGAAATATTTTATCTTTTTTTATTGATGTATTTGCGCCATCAATGGTTGTATTTTTTGAAAAACAATTTCAATACTGGGGCGAATGGATAAGTGCACCGCTTACCATTTTAAAAGGCGGTATACCTTTATTAATGAAGCATTTACGTGGATTGGCAATAGAAGAGAATGCGGCTTATAAAGAGTTAAATAATAATTGGAAAGCAGGAGAAATTACAGTAGAAGATTATCGACAAAGAGTAGAAGATATAAAAAATAGTTTTTTAGAATTAAAAAATTCTACAAAGGAAGCAACTGAATTAACGTGGGATTGGAAAAAGACTTTAGATGCTGTTATAGCATCTTCAATGGCAGGGTTTTCTGCAATCGGTGAGCAATTAGTTGCTACTAATGGCAAAATGGGAGAAGGATGGAAAACAGTTGCAAAAATAGGAATGGGGACATTAGTAGATATGTTATTGGCACAGGTAAATGCTATGGCTATTTCATACGGTGCTATGCTTTGGAATCCTGCAACCGTAGCATTAGGTTGGGGAGGATTAGCCGCAACAGCGGCCGCTGATATTGCTTTAGGTGCCGCTAAAGCGGGTATAGCAATGTTAGCAGAAGGCGGATTAGTTACACGTCCTACGTTAGCAATGGTAGGAGAATCAGGACCGGAAATGGTTATTCCGTTATCTAATCAAAAAGCAATAAATAATTATACAAATAATGTTTCCGGTAAAGGGATAACATTGGTAGTGCAAGCACAAAAAATAGATGATAATACTAATTGGGATAAACATATACAGAAGATAAAACGGGCAGAAGCACGCTATGCTGTTAAAACAGGGAGTCGATAAATGGGAACACGTGCGTTAAAACAATTTCGTTACAATACTAATTTGGTTACACAGATAAAAGACCATCTTAATTCCATAAATAATAAAATCCCAAACATACACTACACTTATTTTGACGATACTGGAGTATTAACTTTAGCGCAAGTCAGTGGAATAGTAACAGGCGATGTAGATAATAAAAAATCGTATCACGGTGACGGTTGTTATAAAATGACTTTTGCTGTATCTTCTGTAGGGACGCTAACTTATACACCTACTGCAACGTTGGATTTAAAAACATTTTCTACTACAGTAAGAAATTATGCCACGATAATCAGAACGGGTAAATTAGGTGATAACAAAGACCAGTTGTTTTTAGTATTAAATATGTTATATGATATAACTACTGCTGATAGTGATGGCGTAAATTTGAGTATAGTGGTCCGCAATGGAACAAAATCTGCTACACTAAGAAGTGATTATATGCCAATTATTTTAGGGGATATAAATAATAACGGTTGGGTGAAAATGCAGTGGGGTATGAACGATACTTATTTTGAATATGCTGACGGGTTTGCTGATATAGATTGGTCAAATGT